ACACATCAGAAGCTCAGTTCAGAGTTGAGTTTGAGTGTGAATTCTTAGGATCTGTTGATACTTTAATATCTCCAGCCAAGTTAAAGGTTATGGCCTATGATGAACCTGTTGGTAAAGGTCATAGGGGTGGAGAGATATATGCAAATCCAGTGTCTGGTCATAATTATATCATAACAGTTGATGTAGCCAGAGGTGTAGAGAAAGATTATTCTGCCTTTATTGTTGTTGATACAACAGAGTTTCCATATAAGGTGGTTGCTAAGTATCGAAACAATAATATAAAACCTATGATATTCCCCAGTGTCGTACAGGAATTTGCTAAAGCATATAATAATGCATATGTTTTGGTAGAAGTAAATGATGTTGGAGATCAGGTTGCATCTATATTATTCTACGATTTGGAATATGAAAATTTATTAATGAGTTCTGTAAGAGGAAGAGCAGGTCAAGTATTAGGTATAGGTTTCTCAGGTAATAAGACACAGTTGGGTGTTAAGATGTCTAAAACTGTTAAGAAGATTGGTGCTCTTAACTTAAAAACTTTGATTGAAGCGGATAAGTTACTTATAAACGATTACGATATAATTGCAGAACTAACTACCTTTATCCAAAAGGCTCAATCGTTTGAGGCAGAAGAAGGATCTAATGATGACCTTGCAATGTGTTTAGTAATATTTGCATGGTTGGTATGTCAAGACTTCTTTAAGGAGATGACAGATGATGATGTTAGAAAGAGAGTTTATGACGAACAAAAGAATGAGATAGAACAGGACATGGCTCCTTTTGGATTTATGGATGATGGTTTGGGAGAAGATAGTTTCGTTGATACTACAGGAGATAGATGGAATACTGATGAGTATGGTGATAGATCATATATGTGGGAATATCTCTAATGGATTTGGATGACCAATTTGATCTTGGCCATTTGTTTTTACAAGAGAGGAAGTGTAGAACCTGTGGTATAACTAAGGAATTGATAGAAGGATATTATCTAATTCGTAAAAATAGAGGTCACAATTCGTCATCATATTCATATGAATGTAAGATCTGTACTATAAGAAGGATAGTTAAAACGAGAAGAAAGAATAAAGTTTTACCAAATGAGATATATCCAGATTGGTAGAGTGTTCATGCACTGTTTCCCCATTGAAAACATGCAAACAATAAATAAGTTTAGGGAAAAAGATGAAACTCTTCAAGGGGAACTAACATGGCGTTAAATTTAGTATCACCAGGCGTTAGAGTCAAGGAAATTGATTTAACTATCGGCAGAATTGACGATATCAACGATCAGGTTGGTGCAATTGCAGGTCCTTTTGAAAAAGGTCCAGTCAATGTACCGATTCTAGTAGAAACAGAAGCTGAATTACTAGACACATTCGGATCACCGAAATCTTCTGATGCTCAATACGAATATTGGATGACTGCATCCGCATTTCTATCATACGGTGGAGTGCTTAGAGTAATTAGAACTAGTGGTGAAAAACTTTCTAATGCTAACGCACCAGTTGGAGCTGCTGTTACTAACTTATCAGTAGAGTCTTCTGAAGATTACTTTAATAATCATACTACGGATACCGAATGGCATTACGCTGCTCGTAACCCTGGCTCTTGGGCAAACGATCTTAAAGTTTGTGTCATTGACGGAAAGGCAGACCAAAGACTTGCAATCGGTACTGATGGACTTGCAGTTGGATATGCTGTTACCGCTGGTTTCTCAACTAGTGTTGCTTTAACAGATGGTACTGTTGGAGTTCAAACTGGATATCTTAAGGGACAAATAACACAGGTCAATCAAGGATCTTTTGACGTTAAGATTCTCAGTAAGTTTAACTCTTCAACTAATGTTTGGTCAGACGCTGAGTATGAAGAAGGTTCATCCACAACTGCTTTCCAAGGATATGAACAGGGAGTATTCGATTGGCAAGAAGCTAATCAAACACCTAACATAAACTATCCTAACAGAATAAGGATTTTCAATAACTCTGGTGTTGAACAAAGAGTTGAAAGAACTAGGTTCCAAGCAACTGTTGGAATTGGTTCTACAATGATTACCTTTGGTACTGATTTAGATACCTTTAAGGCACATATTGGAGACCAAATTAAGTCACTAAACAATACTTTCGTAGGTAATATTGTAGGTTACACAACTGGCGTTGGTGACACAAAAGTTATAATGGATACTGCTTCGACAGTTGCATTTGCTAATACAGACTTCATTGTTAGTTCTGGTATTGGTAGTGGTATTAACTTACGTGTAGGTAACACCGTACATGATTGGTATCAACAACAAAAATTAGGACTTTCTAATAGTAATCTTTATTGGAAGAACCTTGCTCCTGCACCTGGCACATCCGCATATGCTAAGGACAGAAATTCAAGATTCGATGAAGTCCATGTTGTAGTTGTAGATGATACTGGTGCAGTAACAGGAACTGCTGGTAACATTATAGAGAAATGGACTGGATTGTCTAAGGCTTCTGATGCTAAGATCTCTCCAAGTACTGCTACTTTCTATAAGGACTACATTGCAAACTTCTCTGAGTTCATATATGGTGGAGCTGTAGAGGTTGGAATTGGACTTAAGTATTCTACTACTAGTGGATATACTGTTGATGCAACTGGTACTTGGGGACAAAAAACTCAAGGAGTTACATTTAACGGTATAGGTGCTAGGGCTCATACACTTGCAAGTGGTAATGACTATGGTTCTGTTGGTTCATACGATGTAAGTCTTGGTGACGTTATCAGTTCTTACACAACCTTAGAAAATCCTGCTGAATATGATGTCAATTATCTAATTCAGGGTCCTTCTGGTGGAACTTCCATCTATGAGGCTCAGGCAAAGGCAAACAAACTAATTCAGATTGCATCAATACGTAAAGATTGCATCGCTTGTATTTCACCATACAGATCTGGAGTAGTTGGTTTAACTAATTCTGATACCCAAACAAACAATATCGTTACTTTCTACGATAGTTTGACATCTAGTTCTTATGCAGTCTTTGACTCTGGTTACAAATACACCTTCGACAGGTTTAATAACACATTCCGTTATATTCCTTTGAATGGTGACACTGCTGGAATTATGGCAAGAACCTCGATTAATTCTTATCCTTGGTTCTCACCTGCTGGTTCTCAAAGAGGAACAGTTAATAATGCAATTAAACTTGCATACAATCCTTCACAGGCACAGAGAGATCTTCTCTATCCTAAGAGAATTAACCCAGTTGTATTCTCTGCTGGTGCAGGTATGATACTCTTCGGAGATAAGACCGCACTTAAGGAAGCTTCTGCATTTGATAGAATCAACGTTCGTCGTTTGTTCTTGACAATAGAATCTACAATCGAAAGAGCTGCAAAAGCACAACTCTTTGAGTTCAATGATAATCTTACAAGAACCAACTTCTTGAATATTGTTGAACCATATCTTCGTGATGTTAAGGCTAAGAGAGGTATTACCGACTTTGTAGTCGTCTGTGACGAGTCTAATAACACACCTGATGTTATTGACGCTAATCAGTTTAAGGCAGACATATTTGTGAAGCCTGCCAGATCGATCAACTTTATCGGTCTAACCTTTGTTGCAACTAGGACTGGCATCAGTTTTGATGAAGTCATAGGTACTGCTTGATATCCACTAAATAACATACGAAGGAGCTAGAACGGCATGACGACTAAGAACCCAAACGGACCACAGGTAAAAGATCGCACCATAGACATATTTAAGTCTAAGTTGATTGGTGGTGCGGCTAGACCAAACCTGTTTGAAGTTAAACTTCAATTCCCATCTTATGTGCAGGGGAATTCATTGGATGATTTCTCATCCTTCATGGTTAAGGCTGCTGCACTGCCTGCCTCAAACATCAACGTAATCGATGTTCCTTTCAGAGGAAGGAATCTTAAGATCGCTGGTGATCGTACATTTGATGTCTGGACAATTACTGTTATCAATGACGTTTCCTTTAACTTGAGAAATGCATTTGAACAGTGGATGAATGGAATCAATAAGCATGATAGTGCAATGGGTTATATCAATCCTACACAGTATCAAACAAATGCTTACGTTCTCCAGTTAGGTAGAAATGATACTCAAAGTACTAAAAAGGATAAAGCTGGTACTATTAAGACAGACATTCCGAAGGGTAATGATAAAGTTCCCGTACTTAAGAAGTATATGTTCAATGGGGTATTCCCAACGAATGTAAGTGCTATAGAAGTTTCTTACGATTCTGCTGATAGTATCGAAGAATTCACAGTTGATCTACAGGTTCAATGGTGGGATGCTTGGGATGGAGATGAGAACAATCTCTTCAATACTGAGTCTGCTACAGTAGCGGATAAGAATACAGGTAATGCTTAAGGATTTTCTGCTGTAATAAATAACTGGGAATGGCCCAGTTGTGAGATTAAATGGCTAAATTATTTGGTTTTAAAATTCAGAAGGATGACGAGGCTGCAAAGTCCGTCATTTCTCCTGTGCCTAAATCCGAGGAAGACTCCTCGGATTATTATGTGTCTAGTGGTTTTTATGGGCAGTATGTAGATATCGATGGTGTCTATAAATCTGAATTTGATTTAATCAAAAGATATAGAGAGATGGCATTACATCCCGAAGTGGATAATGCTATTGAAGATATTATAAACGAAGCGATTGTTTCCGATCAGAATGATTCTCCTGTTCAGATTGACTTGGAGAATACTCCAGGCTCTGATAAGTTAAAGGAATTAATCAGACAAGAATTTAAATCCGTTAAAGAACTCATGAACTTCGATAAGAAGTGTCATGAGATTTTGCGTAATTGGTATATTGATGGCAGAATCTTTTATCACAAAGTCATTGATATACAAAAACCAGAACAAGGAATACAAGAAGTTAGAAATATAGATCCACTTAAAATAAAATTTGTTAGAAAGTTAAAAGAGGATAAGACTCTTTCAGGGGCTATACAAAGAGTTAATCAGGATCAAATTCAAAATGTAGATAATCCAGAGATTGAAGAATATTATCTTTACGATCCAGGCACTAATGCTAATAAAGCTGGAGTAGGTGGTATTGGACAACCATTTAAGAGTTCATTAAAACCAGTAAAACTTGCACCAGATTCCGTTACATTCGCTCATTCTGGTTTAGTAGATAGAAATAAGAATACCATTCTTTCTTACCTAAACAAGTCCATTAAGGCACTTAATCAGTTAAGAATGATTGAGGACTCCCTTGTTATCTACAGGTTGAGTCGTGCTCCTGAAAGAAGGATCTTTTATATTGATGTAGGTAATCTTCCAAAGATTAAAGCGGAACAATACCTCAAAGAGGTTATGAACCGTTATAGAAATAAGTTAGTATATAACGCATCAACTGGTGAGATCAGGGATGACAGAAAGCATATGAGTATGCTGGAAGATTTCTGGTTACCACGTAGAGAAGGTGGTAGGGGTACTGAGATCACTACTCTTCCAGGCGGACAAAACCTCGGAGAACTTGCTGATATTGAGTACTTCCAAAAGAAACTTTATCGTTCATTGGGAGTTCCCGAATCACGTATCGCTGGTTCAGGTGAAGGATTTAATCTTGGAAGGTCTTCTGAGATCTTAAGGGATGAAATTAAATTTACCAAGTTTGTTGGTAGAATGAGAAAGAGGTTTGCAACTGTCTTCCTTGACATGTTGAAGACCAACTTAATCCTTAAGAACATAGTTACTCCAGAAGACTGGGAAGTTCTTGCAGATCACATACAGTTTGATTTTGTATATGATAATCATTTTGCAGAACTTAAAGAGACTGAACTCATCAATGAAAGACTTGGTGTAGTTGCTGCAGTTGATCCTTATGTTGGCAAATACTTCTCTGCTGATTATGTAAGACGTAATATCCTCAAACAAAAGGATGAGGAGATTATAGAAATGGATAAGCAGATGGAGAAGGAAATTAAGGATGGTACTATCATGGATCCTATGGAAGTACAACAGTTAGGAATGGGTATTCATGATGCTCAATTACCTGGCGGAATGCTTGATCCAAATGCACAAATGGATCCAAATGCACAACAAGCTCCACCTCCTCAAATGCCTAAAGGTGGTGAGATATAAATATCTTTAGTCCAATCTTATATTTACTGTTATGAGTGATTCTGATTTAATTGATATGATAGCGAAAAATGAATCTCCAACGGACATTCACTCGAAGATTAAGGATATTCTGTATGCGAAATCATCAGATAATATCGATGCTGTTAAACCAGCAGTAACTTCATCTTTGTTTGGTGGCCCCAATCCTTGGATTGATGGCGAACCTGAAGAAACAACTGCTGATGCAGATTCTGACAATTCGGAAATTGAAGCTAGTCAAGAAGAACCAACTCCAGAAGTGGAAGTTGATTCTGAAACCCCTAGTGCTGAATTGGAAACTGAGACTGAGACTGAGAAACCAGAGGCCTAAAAAATGAAACTCATTAGAGAAGAGATCGAAACCGCTAAGGTTCTTGTTGAAGAAAAAGACGGCAAGAAGCATATGTTCATTGAGGGTATTTTCTTACAAGGAAACCTTAAGAACAGGAATGGTCGTTTCTATCCTACGGAAGTTCTTGAAAAAGAAGTTGCTAGGTACAATGAGTCATACGTTGGAAAGGGCAGAGCTCTGGGAGAACTTGGTCATCCAGAAGGTCCAACTGTAAATTTGGACAGAGTATCTCACAAAATTATAGATCTCCATAGGGAAGGAAATAATTTTGTAGGTAAAGCAAAGCTTTTAGAAACTCCAATGGGGGTTATCGCTAAGAATCTTTTAGATGAAGGCGTTAGTCTCGGAGTTTCATCAAGAGGCATGGGTTCTCTTAGAGACACTAACGAAGGTTACAAAGTCGTTGGTGAAGACTTCATGCTCGCAACAGCAGCAGACATTGTTGCTGATCCATCCGCTCCAGATGCTTTCGTAAACGGCATCATGGAGGGAGTTGATTGGGTTTGGGAAGCTGGCCTACTTAGAGCTCGTGAAGCTCAATTGGTTGTCAAGGAGGAATCTCCAGAACCAGTTGCAGTGACAGAGCCTGAGAAGGTAGTCGAACAAGCAATAGAGAAAGCTCAAGAATCAATAAATAAGATTGTTGATCCTAAAGAGCTTGAGGAGAAGAAGCTGGATATCTTCCAGAACTTCCTATCAAATCTCTAATTTAATAAATAAATACAGATTACGATATCTACCAAAGCCTTAGAGGAGAGTTCAAATGTCTCGTGGAGATTTACAAGAAATGGAAGTAGGCACAAAGCAATCCAAAACTGCTGTAAACGCCAACGCTGGTGCAGGGGATCCAATGCCTTCTACGCCTGATTACGTTAAAAGTTCTCAAGCTGTGGAAGATCTGGGAGGTCCTACCCCTCAGAACTCTAAGCCTGACGACGAATCTAACAAGCTTAAGACTCCTACGTCGACGATTAAGCAAGTTAAAGATGTAGTTACTAAAAACGGCGGGAAGGCCGACGCTATGCCAACAATTTCAAAAGGAAAAGTTTCTTACGAAGAAACTGAAACAGTCGAAGACGAAAAGGTGGAAGCCATCGCTGAAGACGAAACGGCAAAGGTTGATCTCAACTCTGCCATTGAAGAAGATGTTAATGCACTTCTTGCTGGCGAAGAACTTTCTGAAGAGTTCAAAGAAAAGGCAAAGGTAATCTTCGAGGCATCTATCAATGCTAAGATTACAGATATCGAAACTCAACTAAACGAGGCGTACGCACAGAAGCTTGAAGAGCAAACTGCTGAAGTAAAAGTAGAACTCACAGAGCGTCTAGATTCATACCTCGAATATGTTTCTGGAGAATGGTTAGAAGAAAATGCACTCGCAGTTGAGCGTGGCATCAAGTCAGAAATGACTGAATCATTCCTAGACGGCATGAAAAAGCTTTTTGAAGAACATTATGTAACCTTACCTGAAGATAAATATGATGTACTTGAGAGCATGGTAGAC